TTATTTTTTCTTGTAAATATCGGCGGTGCCGTGAATTTTGTTGTTTGTATTACCGGAAGTCAGCACCAGTACATCAGCACCTTCTTTATCGGCCTTTTCGACCAGCTCTTTTTTCGCATCGTCGACAGAGACTTCGTTAGCCGTGCTCACGGTACCGATTTTTTCATACTGTGATTCAACTTTCTCAAACTCGTTTTTCGTCAGCAGTTCAGCCGCAAAGGTATTGGTGGTAAACAGAAATGCAGCGCCCATCAAAATAGCAGTCGTTTTTTTCATAACCTTTTTCCTTGAGATTAATCAGCAACTACAAAAAGCCCCACGAGTGAGAGTGAGGTGATATGAGCATGGTAGAGGAATAATAAAATTGCCACAGCGTAAGAAAAATACTGTTATAACAGTCAATTGTGCTGTGAAAAATGTGCGTTAACGCTACTTTCGCGATGGGTGTTTCATGAAGAAAATCAGGCTGGCTTGAAACTGGCGTAAGCGCCTGTTTTTAAATGGCACGCCCTGTAGGATTCGAACCTACGACCTACGGCTTAGAAGAACGTAGAGTACTATTTAACGCACTGTAATATCATTGGTTTTTCCGCGCTCGCAACGCGTTTGTGTCATTACGTGTCGTTACCTGCTTTCTCGTTTTCTTGTGATACATCCATGCATGACACATCTATGACACAGAGAATGCATAGCCATGCCCCTTGCATCGCTATGTAATTTCCCAATCCCACAACTTTGCGTAGCTCCTTCCAGTTTCGCAACTTGCCGCTTTACGCCCAATGCCTTCATCAGCATAATCACCACCGATCCGATTGTAAGATTTATCAGGTGCGCACCTCTTTTATCGGACAACAAGCAAATCTGAAAATCTCGTAGTGTATCGAGGCGACAGCATTTCTCGCTTCATTTGCCATTGCTGCTGTATACCCTGCCCGGCAAAATAGAGCGTGCCCTTTCCGTCCTTTGCATTCAGGTGATCCAGTACCTCCATTAACTTCTCACTACCAGCTCGGGGAGCACTGTCATCGAACAGGTTTAGTTGGGCCACGCCCTGGCTGAAGAAGTCACCCAGCATGACGCCCGCTTTCTGGTACCGGTGACCGTCCTTCCATATTTTGTCCAGACACTTTACCGCGGCGTTGATGATGTCTCTGCTGTCCTGAGTTGGCGTGAGCAGCCTTACCGATGCGCTGTTTCCGTAATACGGCTCATTAAGGGCAAATGGAGAGGTCTTAACGAAGGCGGATATAAAACGGCAATACTGGTGTTCTCCCCGCAGCTTCTCAGCACCACGGGCCGCATAGCTGCAAATAGCCTGCCTCATCTGCTCATAGTCTGTAATGCGTTCGCCAAACGATCGGCTGCATACAATTTCCTGCTTTACCGGGGCGAACTCCTCCAGATCCAGACATGGCTCGCCGCGCAGCTCCCGGACGGTTCGCTCCAGCACAACGTTAAAGTGTTTTCGGATAATCCACGTACTCTGCTCTGAAAGGTCCAGTGCGGTTTTGATGCCCATAGCGTTCAGCTTCTTGCTGATGCGCCGGCCAACTCCCCAGACATCCTCCACAGGAACAAGCGCCAGTAGCCTGCGCTGCCGGTCGACGTTTGAGAGGTCAACCACCCCACCAGTCTGCCGTTGCCATTTTTTCGCAGCATGGTTAGCCAGCTTAGCCAGCGTCTTGGTCTGGGCTATGCCGACGCCGACTGTGAGATGTGTCCGCTGTAAAATAGTCGCGCGGATCTCTTTCCCGAACTCAGTCAGGTCACGGCAATTCCTTACGCCGGTAAGGTCGCAAAAGGCTTCGTCTATGCTGTAAATTTCCACACGCGGGCTCATTTCTTCCAGCGTGGTCATTACCCGGCTGGACATGTCTGCGTACAGCTCGTAGTTGCTGCTGAAGCAAACAACACCAGCGCGCCGGAACAATTCCTTCTGCTTGAAGAACGGCTCACCCATCGCTATCCCGACTGCCTTTGCTTCTGCGCTACGCGCTATTACGCAGCCGTCATTATTCGAAAGAACAACCACCGGCCGACCACGCAGGTCTGGTCTGAATACCGTCTCGCAACTTGCATAAAATGAGTTCACATCGACCAGGGCAAACATCACATCACCGGATTGTCGTCTGTGAACGCCGCAGCGCCATTGATAAAAAAGGTCACAACTCCCATGACATCGACTTCATCTAAAGCATCACCTTCTATGCATTCACCGTCTTCGGTGATGAGCGAACCGCCCATAACGACCGCGAATTGTAGTTGGCCGAACGCATGCACCAGCACGCGCGTTCCGTTGGTGGGCGGAAGATCAGGCTGAAAAAGCGCATAACCACCTGACGTTTCAACCAGGCATGAGTAGCGGTTAACCCCACATAACTGTTCAAGCCTGTATCGCTGAGCTTTTGCCTCCATAGCTCCTCCCAAAACAACTGTATTTATATACAGTATCGTCAAATATGAGAGTCGATCAAGTTGGACAGTGATGCTAAACTTCAGACCTTTCCGAATTCACTGATTTCTATAATGTTAAAGTTATTCGCCAAGTACACATCGATAGGTGTTATCAATACGCTCATTCATTGGGTAGTGTTCGCTGTTTGCATCTACGCATTCCATACAGGCCAGGCACTTGGCAACTTTGCCGGATTCGTTGTGGCTGTGTCTTTCAGCTTCTTTGCAAACGCCAGGTTCACGTTTAAGTCCTCGACTACCACTCTGCGCTACATGCTTTACGTAGGATTCATGGGCTCACTGAGCGCTGCTGTTGGTTGGGCTGCTGATAGGTCCGGAATGGCCCCGATCGTGACTCTCATTCTCTTCTCCGCCATCAGCCTAGTGTGCGGTTTTATTTATTCAAAGTTCATTGTCTTTAGGGATGCGAAATGAAAATTTCTCTGGTCGTTCCCGTCTTCAACGAAGAAGACGCGATACCTATTTTTTATAAAACGGTTCGGGAATTTGAAGGGCTTCAGCAGCATGAAGTAGAGATAGTCTTCATCAATGACGGCAGTAAAGACGCGACAGAGTCAATTATCAACGCGCTCTCTATCGCTGACCCACTTGTGGTTCCACTGTCTTTCACACGCAACTTTGGCAAAGAGCCAGCTCTGTTCGCCGGACTAGATCACGCTACTGGTGAGGCAATTATCCCGATAGACGTAGACTTGCAGGACCCTATCGAAGTCATTCCTCACCTGATAGAGAAATGGCAGGCCGGGGCTGATATGGTTCTTGCTAAACGCTCTGACAGATCTACCGACAGCAGGTTAAAGCGTAAATCTGCCGAGTGGTTCTATAAGCTTCACAATAAAATCAGCAACCCGAAGATTGAAGAAAACGTTGGTGACTTCCGTCTCATGTCTCGTGAGGTTGTAGAAAATATTAAGCTTTTACCTGAGCGTAACCTTTTCATGAAAGGTGTCTTGTCATGGGTTGGTGGGCGCACTGATGTAGTCGAGTATGCCCGAGCCGAGCGCGTTGCTGGCAGCACGAAATTCAATGGATGGAAACTATGGAACCTTGCCCTTGAGGGCATTACAAGCTTCTCTACATTCCCGTTGCGCATGTGGACTTACATCGGCTTGTTCGTGGCCGGTGCAGCTTTCCTCTATGGTGCGTGGATGATTTTCGACACGTTGGTGTTCGGTAATGCTGTACGTGGTTATCCATCTTTACTTGTGTCTATTCTTTTCCTTGGCGGCATTCAGTTGATCGGGATTGGTGTTCTCGGAGAATACATAGGAAGGATTTACGTAGAGGTTAAAAATAGACCGCGCTACGTCTTGAAGGGAAAAAGAAATGATTAACAATAGACATATTGCAATGTTATTTGCCGGACTGAGTATATTTAGCTTAATAGCTGTTATTATTACATTTGTTGTGTGGAACAAGCCGGAAAAGTTATCTTTTGGCGTTGATGACATCGTTCTTAATGATGTCAAAGGTAATGTTGAGAAATGCAACATGAATGATTCTTTGCTTTATGCAAAAGGCTGGATATTCTCTACTAACAATTATAAAGGCGTGTACAAGGGAAACACATATGTCGCAATTAATGAAAATGGAACGCTTTACAAGGTAAAAACTGTTAGAGAGGACAGGCCTGACGTTACTACGTACTTTAAGGAAAAAAAGAAAAAGTATGACTTAAGCGGATATTCTGCTTCATCACGATTCGGATTGTTTGGCGTTGAACCATCGCGCGAAATTTTTATTATCACAGAGCACGAAGGTGTTATTAGAGGCATGAAATATGCTTGTAAATAATCGAAACAGCTTAAATTCAATATCGTTTTTGACGATAGCAATATGTTTGATTTATGTTTTTTCTTCTGTTGTTTTTAAGGATATCACTGATGATCACTTCTTTTCGACAGCGTTAAGCAAGTATTCGATTTTTGAAATACTTAAAATAAGATATGACACATGGAGTGGAAGAATTCTGATAGAAGCGTTCTTGATGAAAACCATCAATGTTCATCTATTCCCTCAAATTGCCATATCTCTTTCATGTATTTTACTTGCATTCTCTGTATCGAAACTGGCAAGCATTGATGGACGGGTGACAATACCGTTCATTGCATTGTCTATGCTCTTGTTTTTATCTGACTTCCACACTAACAGGCAAGCAACTCTGTGGATTACTGGAGCTTATAACTATATAATTCCAATTTCTATTGGACTGTATGCCGTGACAATTTATCTTGATATGGATCAGTCCATTTTTAAGAAGTTGTCTTCATGTGTACTGATTTTTCTTGCCAGCAATAATGAGCAATTCGCTGTTACCGCCATAATAGCAACGGCCGTTATCATGATTGTTAAATTCAAAGCAAAGGGGTTAACAGCTTATGATGCTGCGTTCACTGTATCTCTGCTCTGCGGTGGCGCAATTGTCTTGGCTGCGCCTGGTAACGTTGTGCGTCTCCATTCAGAAATAATCAACTGGATGCCGGACTTCGAAAACTATGGAGTTCTGTACAAGTTGTCAGTAGGTGTTGATAGAATTTCAAATCAAGTTAACTTCGAAGATAATTTTCTTTTCATTGCATGCTGCTTTGCTTCACTCTCATATCTGTTACTAAGGGAAGAACAAAGCATAGCGGTTAAATCCATGGCTCTGGTATTTACTTTAAAAATAGTTACCTTTCTACTATTGTTCTATCCATCAACACATATAAGTGAATTATTGCGTTCTGATAATTATATTAAGCCCTCATCTTGGGGGCATGCATCAGTATACTTAAATTACCTTATAAACCTTGTTTCGTTATCATCCATTTTAATTACATGTTTGATGGCTTCAAGCTCGAAAAAAGAAGCAACAAAAATAAGCGTTATCTTAGTTTGCGGAGTCCTTTCCGCGCTAATGATTGGTTTCTCTCCTACAGCTTACGCAAGTGGAACCAGAGTTATGTTCTTGTTCGATATAAGCATCGCTGTTGCTACAGTATTCATGATAAGGAATATCTTTAGCCGACCGCCAGCCATCGGTTGTGGCTCAAGACCCAATTCCCTATAGCGTTGATATACGTCGCTGTGACTCTTGTTGTTTTTATGACCGCGGTATTTGCTGCGGTCATATCAAGAGGGAGACCTGCAAATGTGACGTTAGTTAAATTGGCACCTCTAACAATTATATCAATGGTCATTCCGTTGTAAGTACTTCCAGAAACAGAGATGTTGTCATTATTAACAACATTGACATAAAAAATATTATTCCCTGACCGAAGGTTAATGCTTGCAGGGAGGACAACACTTGCTACTCGACCAGTTGCGCGGTTAACGATAGCACCGGTTACAACGCCGAGTGAAGATATACCTGTATCGCGGTGATAGTCTATGTAGCAATCTGTGTTGCTTGTATCTATATCGTAATATCCAGTTGAGCGAGATCCTCTTAACTGTGTATCTCTAATTACACAGCCAACTGTATTCCTTGCGCCGACGCAGGCCGCACCCAGCTCTGTAGAATGATGAGTGCCATCAACTACAGCACCTTTTGACCCGGACAAACGAACATCATTTATTTTGTTTCCTTCAAAATAAACGTTGTTCCCAATCATCGTACCGTACGCACCATTATCCAGGATTCCATAACGCTCACTGTTTTGAATGAACCCTGAACCGATCATGATTGAGAACGTACTGAACGTTGTAGTTCCGTTGCCTTCGCTGCCATCTTTCGTGCTTCGAATCAGGATCCTGTAGTCAGGTAAAGCGCCTGATGGGTCTGCACTATACATGTTATAGTTGTCGAGAAGACAGGCATTTGCTCCATCTTCGTACACGCAGCAAAGTGAACCAGAACCACCATTTAGTATTTCGAGGCCATCATTTTTAAATCCATAACACAATGTGCTAACAAGTACGCCAGTGCAACTAGCACCCAATCCCATATCAATCCAGGAGTTAAAAATGCCACTATTGTTCCTGCATCTAACAAACTTAGCGCCAGTGACTCCTGTCTTGTTGTTAAATGACAGCCTGAACCCGAATATTTTCAGGTTTCTGACATAGCCTGTTAACGTTATTGATGGATCTGCATTCAACATTATTATGTTATTTGCATTGGCAACCAGCTTAGCCTTGGGGTGGAAGTATATTCTGGTATTCTCATAAAGGTTATAACCAGTATTAAGAACATAATCTGTAGTTAGTCCATCCTCAGTAACATCAAAATAAATATTACCTCCAGCCTGGAGCGCGGACTGTATATCTGCCTGAGACATTGTTGGGAGTAATCGCACACCCAAAAAAACCTTTTTCTTTGGTGCATAATCTTCCCATACACTGCCCCCACCCCATGAGCTACCTATATGTTTGTCGCCACCAGGCGCTGCTAACATAGCTCGTAGAGTAGAGTCACCTACGCTCAACCATGCCCCCACGCCAGTTCCGCCAGACGTAGACGGAGTTGAACCAGACGGGACAGTCTTAGGTAAAACACCGTCCCAACGGTAGTATGCACCATCTGTAGTATCTTTAAGAATTTGGTTAGGCAAAGTTAACGTAGCGCCATCCTGGAAGGTTCCTACAGGTATCCATCCATACTGGGCAATAGCCTGTTGCGCCAGCCAACGCAGGCCTTCTATGGTGTAATGAGCATTGCCAAAGCGATCGATGTATTGCAGCGTTAAAGACGTAACGAATTCGTCAATTTTCCCCGCGTTATACTTCAGGTCGCGATAAGATTCGCTTGGTACAGGCAAATTGGTAGGTTGCGTAGCCATATTGATTCCATAAAAAAACCCGGCACGGTGGCCGGGTTCGGTTGGTCGGGGACGGTTCTTATTGATAGATGGCGTCGCTGTATTCAGCGACGGTCAGAGATACCGTGTTATCTGTGTTAGGTTTGATGCTGTTTACCGTCCATAGCTGACTGTCCAGTTCCTCAACGGTCGCGATGAGGTAGCGGGACGGGAGCTGCACAGTGTCTCCGTTCCAGATATTGAGCTGAATGTTGGGGATAGCCGCGGTGAATCCGTACTTCGTGTCGCCACGCGCCGCCGCTGGATAACGCAGCGTCGGGTTACCCAGGCTGTCTGTCACCAGCACATACATCGAACCGGTAAACGTGATCGGCTCGCTGGTATCAAAGTTATTACCGGCGCGCCCGGTGATGTAACCCTGTTGCTGGTTGCTGTCGTAGATGTCGGGCATCTGAATGACGCTACCGACCTGGATAATGCCGTCCTCAAACACCTTGGCGTTCATCTTCACGCGCGAGTAGATCAGGCGCTTGGTTTCGCGCAGAGCTCGCTCCCGGGCCTGATACTCATTACGGAAGCCGACGATCTCCAGCTTGTTCGGGTTCTCCGCTTCCTGTTCAACGATAGCGCCGTTCAGAACCCGGTAGTTGATGTACGTCTTGTTGTTCGTTGTCGGGTGGACGTAGGACACCTGAACGCCGTCATAACCGCCCGGAAGAGTAGCTTCGTACGTCATTTTGTACTCGTCAGTCTTCATGTTCGCCCGGTTGAATACGGCCGCCGGGTAATCAACCTTCTGGTCTCGAGTAAACGTCAGCACGCCGTCATCCCAGTACGCCACCACCGACGCCGCATTGCAGATCGCCTGCACGCGATCGCCGAGTGAGTCGTTCTCGTCGTCAAACGTGTAGTCGAAGTAGCCCAGTCGCTCATCAGGCAGGCTTTCGGCGATCGAGTACAGCCCGTACAGGTCAATGCTGCTTACCGGCTGCTCACCCATGATGAGCCAGGTGTGAGCCACTGCATCAGCGAACGAGCGCGACGGCCTCAGGGTGTAGCGCCTTCGCTGATACCGTGTTGTGATGCTATTTCTCGGAGGGACATCACTCCGGCCCGGTACGCCGTCTCGATGGCCTCCCAGTCCGGTTTTGCCATTATTCACTCCAATAAAAAAAGCCACCAGCGAGTGCCAGTGGCTTGAATGTGGTAATCAGAAATGGGTTCGAACCGTTGGGACAAACAATATTAAGCGCTCACCCGCTGGATTAAAGTAGCATCACGCTTCGTCTGGCCGATATGAACTCCTGTATCACTCTACTGACGTATAGAACCAAGCATGCCCCATCCTACTGCTACGCGCCAGTCTCGCTGCTTTCAACCAATCAGAGCATCATAAGCCTCGATAATTTCTTTCCTGCTCACGTATCTGTCGGCTGCCACCAATATGACTCCACTTTCGCCTTTCAGAAAAGTTGAAAAAAAAATCACCACATCCAAACACCTCACCTCATCATTAGCATACAGATAAAGAATCTTGCTCCGATAACTTCGAATTTTCAGCAACTTAGCAGGCTCATCATCAGCAAAAATCAATAGCTGTGCCATAAAATCTCCTTCTACACATAATTCCTTACAAGAGAAGATTGTTAGTCCCATGAACACTCAATCACATTGACGAATCTTTTGCCTGTGATTTACGTTACCTTTAATAGCCCAAAAGTCTTTTTTAACTCATACACCTGAATTCAATTCTGAAAGAAGTGAAAATGGCAGCAAACAAATCACCAGGAGTTTAACTTTCTTTAATTAGTTATAGTGCAGAATGCTTAACCCTGTATATAGAGTTCGCTTCTTCGCACTTTTCTTTCAAGTATATGAACCGGGTGGATACTTCACTGTTTGAGCAGTTCGTCACAATGCAGTAACCCTCTACCCATGCCTTTTCATCCTTTTCGGCAAACAAACTTTCGAAAATGGCAGCCCAAGTGCTGTTAGGCATGCGTTCCAGTTCAAAATACTTCATTGTCCCTCCCTCACGAAGGGTTCTGTACTCATCCAATCCTAAGATTTTCATACTGCATCTCACGGTCTTTTTAATGTTATGATTTCTAGCATCATATCCAGGCTTTTCCTACCCCAAAATCCATGGGACTCTGCATTTTATCATCATTAGCAACCAGCAGATGAGCTTTGTAATGGCCGGCTTAGCTAATCAGCAACTCAGGCTGCGTAACCTGCATGATGTGCTCATGCTCGAGCTCCAGAACGCGCTTCTCTTTCTTCCGCTCATTCATCAATCGGCTTCCGATCGTGCCTTTCAGCTTTGAGCGCGTTTCTTTAATGGCGAAGCGGTGCTGCATTTCTTCACCCATCGCCATGCGTCGGTTTAGCTGCTCGGCCATCCAGTTAAAGGCATTGATATAACACTCCTTTACTGCGGCAGCTGTTTTGCCAGTGAATCCCATCACGAGCATCATGCATCCGTCGCGGGTGATGTTATACATAGGCTGAACATCGCCATTTTTATCAATGAAATCAATGGGCGCAAAATTGCGCTGGGTGAAGTCATCGGAGCATTTCAGGTTACGTATGGCACGCAAAACGTCTTTGTGTCGCTTGCCAAAGTAATCCGCCACCTTGAGTGATGTGGTGATTATCTTGTTGTCGAGGGTCGTGACCATTTCACGAAAATCGAAAGCCGGAATAACTGACGGATTATTCATAGCGTTTACCTTTCTTTGAGATGAACCTTTGCCGCATAGGAAATCAGCCCGTCGAGGCTCGCCAGCACTAGGGCCGCCGTTAAGCGGCTGTGTTATTCGCCCCAAGGAGCTGGGCGAGATCTGGGCGGATATCTGCTGGCTTAAGCTTGCCGTTGGTTGCAGACACAATCTTCATTACATAGCGGGCATCAATGCCACCACCGTGCAACCAGCGCCATACCGTCGGCTGCGCTACACCGCACAGGTCGGCTAATTTCTTCTGGCTACCAGCGATATCAATGGCGCGCTGGATGGTTTTGTTCGTCATATTCCAATTCCTATGAGTATTGGTGTGAATTGATAATAGCAATGCGTATTGATTTAGGCAATAGCTAAACGTGTTTTGACCAACAATACGCAAGCGTATAAATTTAAACTCATGAAAAAAGAAACTCTTGCAGAACGCCTGAATCAGGCAATGGACTTATCTGGCATGTCTCAGGGCGCTTTAGCTAAGGCGTCTGGCGTTGCTCAGCCCACCATCTGGAGGCTGACCAGTGGCAATGCCAGGGGCTCAACTAAAATTGTTGAGATCGCCAATGCGCTTGGCGTTCGGTCTGAGTGGCTTTCAACCGGAGTTGGCCCGATGCGTGACGATGGTCAAATGCCCGCAATTTCGCAGCCAAAAACAGAGCCGGCACCTACTGACACCTTCCGCATTGAAGCGCTAGACTTTTACGTAAGCGCTGGACCTGGAGCCATCAACAGCGAGTTCGTAGAGGTGCTTAGATCCGTGGAATACTCAGTGGAAGATGCTCGCCGGATGTTCAATGGCAGAAAGGCTGAGCAGATCAGAATCATTAATGTTCGCGGCGATAGTATGTCCGGGACCATTGAGCCAGGCGATTTGCTGTTTGTCGATATCAGTGTTCAACACTTCGATGGTGATGGAATCTACGCCTTCATATACGACGACACGTCCCACGTGAAACGCTTGCAGAAGATGAAAGATAAGCTGCTTGTCATTTCCGACAACAAGACTTACCGCCCATGGGAACCGATCGAAAAAGAAGAAATGAACAGGATACTCGTATTCGGAAAAGTCATTGGCAGCATGCCACAAACGTATAGAAAGCACGGCTAACACACCCAGACACGAACCAGACCCAGCACAACGCTGGGTTTTTTATTGCCCGCAGCCAGCCCATTCGTCACAGCAATACCCGCCGCAGTAAAAAAACGATCTGAATCTCAATCCATCGAAAAAATATCAAAATAAATTCCTTTAGCTATCAATGCATTAATAGCAATCGCTATTATTTAATATCAATACGTATTGCTATAAACAATACTCATAGCTATTATCAACTCATCGAAACGAAACATCGACAGCTGAGCGAAGTTAGCCAGCGGCGGAAAGCAACTCGCCTGCTCATTAAGAATTCAGTCAAGCAGCAAATCACCCGGAGCGCTCCTGGCAAATTGAAATGGCGCCCAATGGGATTGAGGCAGGTGTGTAACGCGTGGCGGGTATAGCACACGAAGAGGACTCCGCACCGGAATGGTTTGCTGCTCAGTTCCCGAACATCGGGGAATCTTTACCAGCAGCTCTTTGCAAGGGGCTGACGGTAAACAAAGAGAGGGGTGGTATGGCAGATAAAAAAACGGCGCCACTACAGCTAAACGTAGACGCCTGTGAGGTGCTTATTCAGATCGGGGAGCTATTAAGGTTACTTGAACTTCCAGCCAGTTCCTTTGAGGGAATTTCTGAACATGTCGTCGAGCTGTTTTTTAACCGTGTCCGTAGCCTGATTGACAACGTCATCTTTAGTGATTTCTCGGCCACAGTCAGCACAACTGACGCCGGTGAAATTTGTATCAAAGTCAAAATCATCGGGCTGGTTGAACATCTCACTTCCACAGTCAGGGCACACGGTACGCATGGTTTGCATGAATATATCCTTTCTACTGTTGGGGAGATTAAAGAGTAAGCGATTTCTTGCTGTTGGGGAATAGCAGGAGAGCACGCGCCGGGCGTGGCTAAACATCCCGGCACTAATTCAAGCTAAGGCTGCCTGATGGCGGCCTTTTTTGCGGGTAATTACAGAGGGTAATGCGATGGGGTTTAAGAAAGGAGATGTTGTTACGTGGTCAAGCCAGGCCGCGGGCAGCTGGAAGACGAAAACTGGTGTGATTACGGAAGTGTGGGAATACAAAAAACAAAAGCGTTACACCGTAAAAGTTGATCCGAAGGAAGGCTCTACGGCGAAACCAAAGTTTTACTACCCACGCACATCAGCACTACAGAAAGTGTCATGACCCGCTTCGGCGGGTTTTTCATACCTCAGTCGCTTCACCGAGGCGGCTTAGTTATGACAACCGGCGGCCATCCACCGCCCATTAGCGCAGAAGTTTTGTATTAACCGTTCCGTTCGCCGCGATAAGGCTAGAGGGTTAACCCGACTAAATTATTTATATGCTTTTAAGTTTTTCTCTGAGAAATCCAATACAGAATAAATACTGAAAAACCAGTAATGGAGGAGGCAATGAGCAGCACAGCATACATTTCATTTTGTTTTTTATCGGTCGAAACACCAAACTTTACTAGAAAATATGCACATAACCCAAAGCAAATCGAAATAAAAACCTCAGAGTGAAATTTCAATGCATCAATCTCATCCTCTGAATCCTTAATATTAGCAATTGTAGCACCTAGCCATAAAAAAATGCTAATGCAAACAGCGAACTCTCCAATCGTGCGCGGAATTTCAGGGGTATAAAGCACATCGATTCCCAACAGGAATAGAATTGCAATTATACACCCTAACAGTGGTCTTATTTTCATCTGGAACTCTGTCATTTAATTATTCCACTAATTTATTACATAAAACCTCTATATCTCAATCCCCAACAATAATAGCTTTCATAAATCATTTAGGTGATCTTAAGGGAAATCGAATGAAAAACAGTTTAATTCATCAGGCCCAACGACTCGCTTCGTTCGCGGTGCTCCATCGCAATGCTCCGGCGTGGGAAGAAGCAAAGCGCCTTTACGCCGTCGCCATCGGGAGGACTCTTCACTGATGGAAACTTTATTCGCACTCGTCCTGACCGTGGCAATGACCAACGGTGATTATCAGGATGTGATTCTCGGAGTTTATGATAGCCCGCAGGAGTGCAGCCTGGCTGCTACAGAGCAAAAAGTAACAGCTGAATGCTGGCCAGTAGAAAGCATCCTCCGCGACGGCGAGTTCCCGGCGAAAGATATCGCGCAGCACTAACCACCCTATTCAACCGATCGGCCTGGCTAAATGCGGGCGGGATCTGCACATCCAAAATTCAGGAGTTCAGCCATGAACGCATACCTCACTTACGACCGCATCGAAGATCGGCGCTGGGTTGAGCAGCAGCTCGACGACGAGAAAGAGAAGTGGATCGACGACCAGGCGCAGAAAATCATCGACATGATGCCAAAAGAACCGTCCGGCCTCTTCCACTTCACGGTCCCGATTGACTCCAGTCCATACGAAGGACTTCGCAGCGATAAAGCTGGTGAGGCCTACAACGATTTCATTTCGGCAGTTGCTTACACCCAGGCGGAATACGACTGGGAACACCGTACCGGCTGCCCGTTTTAATTTTTGAGGGGATTAACGATGGCAAACGAATTAACAATCACGGCGAGTTCGCTGGCGGAAAAAGGTATCGACGTCGCTACCTGGAGCGCGCTTAAGAACAGTATCTACCCTGGCGCCAAAGACGAATCGGTAATGATGGCGCTCGATTACTGCCGTGCCCGCCAGTTGGATCCTTTGCTAAAGCCTGTTCACCTCGTGCCGATGAGCGTCAAAGACTCGAAAACAGGTAAAAGTGAATGGCGCGACGTGGTCATGCCGGGCAATGCAATCGACGCAAAGCGCCGCGAACGCGGTGAACCAGAATCAATCATCGTCTGGGAAAACGTCCCCGGCGTACTCAGCAGCAAAGACAATGCCTTCGGGTGCTTTCTGGCAGGACTTGTCGGAGAAAGCAGTGAGTTGCAGCCAGCAGGGGGAAAATGGACGCACGCAGGTTGTGTGTCTGGACCAGAAAGGGTTATTGCCTGGCGCGTCCTTGATGCTCAATTTTTCGGAGTGGCCCAACGACGCCGCCGTGTGTTCGTTGTCGCAAGTGCTCGAAAAGGATTCGATCCCGCAGAAGTACTTTTTGAGTTCGACAGCGTGCGCCGGGATTCTGCGCCGCGCCGAGAAACGCAAAAGGCTGTTGCCGCCCTTACTGCACGAGGCGTTGGAACGTGTGGCGCTGACGACAATCAGGCACAAGCAGGACACCTGATAGCTCAGTGCGCTAATGGTGACGTTAGCCACACATTAAAGGGTGAAGGGTTTGATGGCAGTGAGGACGGAACCGGGAGAGGTGTTCCAGTTGTAGCTTTCGGCGGTGGCAATACTGCCGGTCATATTGATGTAGCGACCGCCTGCACCGCGCATGGGATCAGGTTAGATTTTGATACTGAGACTTTCGCAGTGCATGGCACGCAGGATCCAGATACCAATCGGGAACTGGCACACACACTAGGCCGCAACAACGGCCAAGAAAACGCCTGCATTGCATTTAGCTACAAAGATAATGGCGCTGATGCTACGTCGGATCTGTCACCAACGATTCGCGCAGGCAACCAGGATAAAAGCCATGCTAACAGCGGACAGCCTCCAGCTATTGCGTATGCATTCAAGGCCGGACAGGGTGCGAAAGCGGGTGGCATTGGTTATGCGGAAGAGCAATCACCGACATTAACCAGCGCCAGCAGCGGAACCAACCTTGCACCGGCGGTAATGCATGGTATTGCCGTGCGCCGCCTAACACCGATTGAGTGCGAGCGCCTTCAGGGCTTTCCAGATAATCACACTCTGATCGGCTGGCGCGGGAAGGATGCTACCGAATGCCCGGACGGGCCACGCTATAAAGCGATCGGTAACAGCATGGCGGTACACACTGCCACTTCGCAACTGTAGACCGGGACGAGCTTATGGCTTTCGGGGCGAAACTTCTCTCCCGCCGGGAGGCCGCATGACGCCAGCAAATGAAAACGCCGTCCGCGCAGCCTGCCGCCGCTGCACCGAGGAAATACAGCAGGCCATGCGCAAGAAGCCAAAGCCTAACTGGAACGAAACGGTGCCTCCCATCATTAACAAGCATCACAAGAAAATAGAAGCTCTGGGAGTTAGCCTCCTGGAGTTCGTCGTCAAAACTGGCCGCCTTAACGGGCGGTTTGGAGCCGAACAATGACAACAGAATTTAAACCCCTACCCGTCGAACGCGACCAATACGGCTACTGGACTCACCCGCTTTACGATGAATTTTGCGATGGGCGCGAGTCTATCTCACCTGATGAATTTAACGCCTGGTTGGATAAGAACGGCCTTGAGTGGAAAGTGGAGTACCGCGATGAGGATGATGTCGATCCCGATGTGGACGGTTATGACATCTCAGCGTGGCAGCCCGAACCCCCAGCCGGTGATGGTTGGTTTGTCGGTTCAATTCACGAAACGGAAGATGGCGCCGTCTGCATCTGGCTGCGAAACGTTGGCGGTGCAGCATGAACAGAGCATCACCAGTTGATTTGAGGAAAAGCCTCGAAATCGCCAACCACCTCGCACACATCGGGATTCGCTTTGTGCCGATCCCGGTGGCTACCGAGGAAGAATTCCAGACGCTGGCCGCCGATTTATCGCGACGGCTTGAGATGATGGCAGTCGAAGCCGAGAAGAATGAAGGCGGTGCAGCATGAGCATGGAAAAATTCATTAAGCCATTCCCTTTGACCGACATTACCACCCCACGAAATGGTGCTGAGGTATTGCTGGATAACTACTGGCTTACGAAAGATGGCATGTATTTCAAATCAAAACGCGGCGGCACTCACCAGTGCAATCGAGACAAGCGCGTTGTCGATAAAGTGTACGCAGAACTCCTTTCTTCTGGATATGAATGCACACACATTCCTGTGGCTTATATCAAGAGAGGGTAAGCATGAAGGCACTAATCACAAGGTCGCTATCGCGGCCTTTTTTATTGCTGGCGTTCACCTTCAACCGAATTAACCGACAGTTCCGGGAGCATTGACAATGGCCGACATCATCGATACCGCAGCAGAGATTGAAGAGCTTCAGCGTAACGCTGCCCTTTCCGCTCACCGAGTGAACCGTAACGACGTATCAGCTGAGCGTTGTGAAGAATGCGACGAACCGATTCCCGAGCCGCGGCGCGCTGCCGTTCCCGGCTGCCAGACCTGTGCGGATTGCCAGAGCGTCATCGAATTGAGGAATAAGCAGAGGGGGATTTGATGGATTACAGCAAGTTGAGTGATAAGGAAGTTAATCGAAAGGTTCAGATAGCTTCAAGACTAATTGGTTCAATGACGGGTAGAGGCGTCCTAATTGTCAGGGATGGAAAGTGGGAATTCTTCGATCCGTGCAATAACCCGGCAGATGCATGGCCGATTATCACCGCAAATAAAATCAGCATTTACGCAATGAGCGACGCGGACAAAAGAGGCGGTTGGGGGGGGCTGAGGCTTTTCATCCCAACGATGCATATAGCTTTAACGATAACCCACTTCGTGCCGCAATGATTGTCTTCCTCATGATGCAGGAGTCAGCCAATGTTCAGGATGGCGTCTGATAGTTGTACATAAGCGCATCAATTATGTTAATTCTCTCTTTGATTAAATACGACAAGGAGAAAGGAATGTTAATTGATGTGAAGTTTCAGGAGACCGGTATTGTTAAGACTTTTGATCTTGATGATGAGCCGGAAATACATGATGTCATTACGCTTTATGATGGTGGAAAGGAAGAGGATTTCTGGGTTGTAAGTGTCAGCGGAAGAATCTATGGCCACAATACGACTGTACCAACATCAATTACAGTCAAAAGGGCTCATCCTTAGACAGAATAACCCTTTCAACTAACCGCCTCCGGGCGGTTTTTTATTGCATCAGGGTAGCCTATCGCCCCGCGAGCGGCATGAGGAGAGATTATGCGCATCACTATGACGGTTAACTCAACGCTGGATATTGAGAGCGCCATCGCAGCATTGCGACATTTCGTCAGCGAGAAGAAGCCGAATGATGGTACGAGCGATGTGTGGGGAATCGGCATTACCGGAGGAACCTACTTTGCAGTGGGTGTTAAGCCAAACGGCAATTACACGGTTAAGCAGCAGGATTGAGGAGAACTATGAGCACCATTCAGGACATCCGAAACCAATTATCTAGTCTGGTCACCGAGGCGCACAAGGTTGCGCGCTCCCTCGAAATTGGAGACGAGCGAACGGAAGCTTTTGAGCTTTACGAAGCGCTGCGAAGACTTCAGCGCCAGGGAGCTGCAAGAGAGGTACTGGCGGCAACTAATCCATTATCTGGTTGCTCGCAAGTTGATGAAGATGATGACTGGTGGGAGGATGAAGGCTGACATTTAACAAAAAGATGGATGGATTTCTGGTGGAATTATCAGCTTGGTTATACATGGCGATTGGCGTCATTGTGGTTTACCTATCCGGTTGTTACGAACATCAATACTTCCGTGGGAAAAATGACGTATCCGGCACTACTAATCTTTTTCTTGTATTGTTCTGGCCTATTTTACTGGCAATCATCATCGTCACTATCATTTACCAGTTTATCAAATCCCTCTTTAAGTAAGTTCAAGTTAGCTGATCAATCGCAACGGATGATCGCGATCATCACCCATCAAGCAAATCTAAATGACGCAACTGATAGCCAGTTATGAGCTGGCTATTGGGTGCGAAAGCGCCACCTCGTGATCCCTTTTGCCCGGCCCCGCGCCGGGTTCTTTTTTGCCTGGAGGAAATGCATGGTTGAGGCAAAAACACTGACAGCCAGACAGGCGGCCGATCTACTAATCACCTCACCGAGAACTGTCTACCGTCTTATCGACTCGGGGCAGCTGGCCGGGAAGAAGATCGGGAACAAATACCGCACAACCGACGTTGCCTGTATTGCGTATTTACATGACCCGCGCGATCCTGTTTCCGCGAGCGCGGGTGAACATAAAGGAGAAATTTTATGTCAATCACCCTCAGAGGCGGCATCTGGCACTGTCATTTCGTTACGCCGTCAGGGAAAAGAATTAGACGATCTCTTGGTACGGGGGACAAGAAACAAGCGCAGGAGCTGCACGACAAGCTGAAGGCTGAAGCGTGGCGGGTGGATAAAATTGGGGAGCTTCCGACGAGGACATTCGAGGAATGTTGCATCAGGTGGATCCGCGAGAAGGAGCATAAGCGGTCACTCGATGACGATAAGACCAAAATCGAATATTTCCTACGACATTTCTCCGGCCGGGATATTTCAACCATCACTGCTGATCAGGTTCATGAGGCTGTTTCGAAGATGGTCAACCGTAAACATATTCAGGTCTGGGAGTCGCGCAGGGACGCGGCTATACGGCGTGGGAAGGAACCGCCACCGTATGTTGAGAAACCGGTAAGCCAGGCCACAAAGAACCAGCACCTTTCGTTCATGCGATCTCTGTTCAAGGCTGCGGCTAATGACTGGGGCTGGATTAAAACGGCCCCGGTTATAAAAACGAAAAAGCCTATCAGCAAACGCATTCGATGGCTGACCAGGGACGAGGCAGAACGGTTAATCGCCTGCATGCCGGAGTCGATAAAGCCGGTGGTGATATTTGCACTGGCAACCGGCCTGCGCCGCTCCAACATCATTGATCTGGAGTGGCAGCAGGTCGATATGCAGAGAAAGGTTGCATGGGTAAATCCGGAGAACGCGAAGGCGGGCAAGGCTATCGGCGTGGCTCTGAATGATACCGCATGCAGGGTGTTAAGGGATCAGATCGGGAAAAGTTCCAGGTGGGTATTCGTTCATACGAAGCCATCTACGCGTCCGGATAAAACCGTCACTCCGGCTGTCCGAAAAATGCGAGTGGATGACAATGTCGCCTGGCGCATTGGACTGGAAAGAGCGGGTATAGAGGACTTCCGTTTTCACGACCTCCGGCATACCTGGGCGAGCTGGTTAATTCAGTCCGGCGTGCCGTTGTCCGTTCTGCAAGAAATGGGCGGCTGGGAGTCCATCGAAATGGTCCGTCGATACGCTCACCTGGCACCGAACCACTTAAGCGAACACGCACGGAAAATTGATGCCATTTTTGGCAACCATGACACAAATACGACACAAGGAGAAAATCAGGCTGGCTTGAAACTGGCGTAAGCGCCTGTTTTTAAATGGCACGCCCTGTAGGATTCGAACCTACGACCTACGGCTTAGAAGGCCGTTGCTCTATCCAACTGAGCTAAGGGCGCACGGAGAAGAGTGTACTTCGCGGTGGTGAAACGCCTGGAATTATACGGTCAATGCGTAGTGAGTCAATGCCTTTTCCGCCTTCTCTGGCGATAATGACTAGCTGATTGTAAATACGGCTGTTTTTTCAACATTTATCCCTCTTTTACGGGCTGCGAAAAGGCTTAGCCGCTTTTAAGTAACGCCTGCTGTTTTCCTGTTTACTTCACCTTCACACTGTCCTGCGGTATCCCGGCCGCCTGGAGGCTGGAAGTGAACAGGACGACGGAGTGACAGCGCCAGAGCAGACAGGTTTTCCCTCGTGCGTGCAGCACATCTCACACGACATTACAGGCATTAAGCTTGAACCTATTGTCGCCCTCTCCTCTTCACGCGCGGTGGGAGCCGAAGTGCTCAGCGTGCTGTCGCCGCATCAGCAAAGCGAAAGCTTTTTCCAGGACTGGTCAGCCACCCGGGCGCTTGTGTTGCTGGAAGCACAGATCGCCGCGTTAAAAAACCCCTTCCCTTGTGACAACCTTTTCATAAATTTGCCGATAACCGTTCTGACCATACCGGAAATGTTCCAGCGTTTACTGCAACTTAACAGCCCACCGCTGAACATTGAACTCGTGGAACCTGCCTCGTTCTTTTCACTCTCAGACCCGGTACGTCAGAGGGTGAGTTGTGCGCTTCAGCAGTTGACCGCGCGGGGACACCGGATCTGGCTGGACGATATTGATGAAGCGTCAGGGCAAGCATTTTTATCCTGTCGCCTGCCGTTATGCGGAATAAAAATCGATAAGATCGCTTTCTGGCGTTTACGTGAAACGCCGGCGCTGACACAGCTGGTCACCCTTTGTTCAAAAATTGCTGCGAATGTGCTTATTGAAGGCATTGAAACAGAACGGGACCGTACATGCGCGCTTCATGCTGGCGCGCGCTTCGGTCAGGGATATTATTGGCCATCCTGGAGATGGCAGGAGGACTGA